AAGCAAACACGCCATTTTCTCTAACAACTCTGATAAATTTTTGACCTTGTTCAACTCTAATTAAACTATCCCATTTATCAACTTGTTCTTTAGAATAACCAACTAACTCTTTTTTACCGTTAGATGTTGACATTTTAACATAATCATCTTTGGCACCAGCCATCATATTATTAATACCTTGTTCTAAAGTGTCAGCTTTTTTATCAACTAATATCATTATTTTGCCTCCGAGTATAAGATTTGAGAGTATAACGCTAAACCATAACTAGCGATACCCAATAAGGCCAATTGACCACACAATAACCAATTATCATTCATTGGTATACCATTGTATCCGCCATCAATAGCGCCAACAGCACCTACCATACACAAAGTACCAATAGTTGCCATTATGATTGTCATATATTCATAAAACTTTTTCATAGTGTTTCCTTTTGTTAGTGTTTTTGTTGTCATTACTCGTCCAATATACCAGAATAAATAGTAAAAAGCAAGCGAAAAAAGCAAAAAAATCACAAAAAAATGAAGAAAAAAACAATATTTTTACTATTTGTTCTGGTTTTGTTCACTTCCTGCTCAAGGAATATTAAAAATTGTGAATTTTCGCCTGATTTAGAGAAAATAGGCGAATCAGCCGTTGAAAATATTGAAAATTTAGCAGAAACTAACTTAAAAAGCGGAAAAATGATTTGTAATTTTTAAGATAAATAGTGATAAAAAGGAAAATCTATGGATTATTGTCAAAATTGTGGGCATATTTGTCATTGTGATAAAGATTGTGAACAAGATTACGGAAAAAACGAAAAAATTATCTGTTGTTCAACTTGCCGACACATTGAAGAAGAAAAAAAACCATCAAGTCCTGAAGATTTATTTAATGGAGCTTAAAAAATGGCAAAAATGAGAAAATATCTGTTTTGGAACGAAGCAGGTGAAGAAAAAGAAAAAGAATCAATGAGTTTAAAGAAGGCCGTAATGTCGGTACAAGGTGATTACAAAGATAGATTTATAAGTGTTGAATATATTAGTAAAAAAGGCAAAAAAATTGCTCAATCTGTTGAAATTCCTATGGGAAGAAAGATTAGACAATCAATTGCTTTAGAAAAAAAGAGAGCCGCTAAAAAAGCAGCGTTGGAGGCTAGAAGATAATGGCAAAAATGGCTAAAAACTATGTTGCTCATCAAAGTATTCCAAAAAAGACTTCTCAAGCGTCTAAAAAACGTAAATGTAAAATGAGTTCAATGAATAAACATAAAAAAAGAAGTCTAAAATTTTATAACGGCCAAGGAAGATAATGCCAGCAGCTTGTAGAAAAGGTGATAGTTTAAGCACAGGTCATATTTGTAGTTCAACGACTACATTAACAACACCTGGTCAATCAACGGTATTTGCTAATAGTTTACTAATGGCTAGAGTTACAGACTCAACCGTACCACACCCTTTTCCACCAAGTCCACCTTGTGCTAATCATACAGCAGTTGTAAATGCTGGTTCTTCAACGGTATTTGTAGAGGGTAAGGCATTAGCAAGAATAGGCGATAGTGCTGACGCTGGAGCAATGACTTCAGGTTCTTCTAACGTATTCTCTGGATAAACTTATAAATATTAAGCGATATGGCAAACTATGACGCTTCAGTAACGAATAAAAGTAATAAAAGTGTTAGGACTTTTAAAGACTTAAATTTAGATTTTACTAGAAATACAGTTACAAATGATGTAGTAAAAATTGAAGATGTTGAGGCTATCAAAAGAAGTGTTAGAAATTTAGTAAACACTAATTTTTACGAAAGGCCTTTTCATCCAGAGTTAGGTTGTGGTGCTAGACAATTATTATTTGAACCATTTACACCAGTAACAAGTATTTTTTTAAGAAGAAAAATAGAAGAAGTAATTACAAATTATGAGCCTAGAGTAAGATTAGATCAGGTAATTGTAACAGAAAGTCCTGATAGAAATGCTATAGAGGTAAGAGTGGTTTTCTATTGTATGAACATAGCAAATCCTGTTACGGTATTAACAACTTTACAGAGAATAAGATAATATGGCTTCAAATAAATTAACAGTTTCAGATTTAGATTTTGATAACGTAAAAAGTAATCTAAAAACATTTTTACAAAGTCAATCAGAGTTTCAGGATTATGATTTTGAAGGTTCTGGTTTTGCCGTTCTATTAGACCTTTTAGCTTACAACACACACTATCTAGGTTTCAATGCTAATATGTTAGCAAATGAAATGTATTTAGATTCTGCTGACATAAGAAAAAATATTGTGTCGTTAGCTAAAATGTTAGGTTATACTCCAACATCAGCAAAATCACCAACAGCAAATATTGATATTACAATTAATAACGGAACAGGTGCTACCGTAACAATGGCCAAAGGCACGGTGTTTACATCAACAATTGATGGCACATCTTATCAATTTGTTACAAATGCTTCAACTACAATTTCACCGTCTGAAGGTGTTTATAAATTTTCTAGTGTGCCAATTTATGAAGGCACTTTAACTACTTTTAAATACACGGTTGATAGTACCGATCCTGACCAAAAATTTTTAATACCAAATATAAATGCTGATGTAACAACTTTAAAAGTTTCAGTTCAAAATTCATCTAGCGATACAACAACACAAGTTTATACAAAAGCAACAGGTATTGTAGGTTTAACTTCAACTAGTAGAGTTTATTTTTTACAAGAAAGTGATGAAGGCAAATTTGAAGTTTATTTTGGTGATGGTATTGTAGGTAAATCTTTAGCAGATGGTAACATTGTAATTTTAGAATATGTTGTTACAAATAAAACAGCAGCCAATGGTGCTTCAAGTTTTGCTTTATCAGGAGCAATTGGTGGTTTTTCAAATGTATCAATTAGTACCGTTTCAAATGCTCAAGGTGGTTCTGAACCACAAACAAAAGAGTCAATTAGATTTAATGCGCCTTTACAATATTCAGCACAAGATAGAGCAGTTACAACAAGTGATTACGAAACAAAAATTTTAGAGTTATATCCAAATGCTCAGGCCGTTTCAGCTTGGGGTGGTGAAGACGAAGAAACACCTGTTTATGGTACGGTAAAAATTTCTATAAAGGCTGCTTCAGGTTCAACTTTAACAAATGCTACTAAATTAGATTTAGTAACTCAATTAAAAAAGTTTAACGTTGCTTCAGTAACACCTGAAATAGTTGATCCAGAAACAACAAAAATATTATTAACAAGTAATGTTAAATATGATTCTAATGCTACAACTAAAACGTCTGATACGTTAAAATCTGATATTACAACTACTTTAACAAATTTTAATACATCAAATTTACAAAAATTTGATAGTGTGTTTAGATACTCAAAAGTAACAAAAGCTATTGATGATACTGACACATCAATATTATCAAATATAACAACTTTAAAAATTAGAAAAGAATTTACACCAACGTTAAATAGTTCAACGTTATACAACATCTACTTTAGAAATGCTTTATATAATCCACATAGCGAACACAACAAAGCTGCTGGTGGTATTTTAGAATCATCAGGATTTAAAGTTGATGGTGATACAACAAATGAAATGTTTTTAGATGATGACGGAGCAGGTAATGTTAGAAGATATTATTTGGTTTCTGGTGTTAGAACATACGCTAACAATACACAAGGTACAATTAACTACTCTACTGGACAAATTACACTAAACTCTTTAAACATAGCTTCAATATCAAATATTAGAGGCTCTGCTTCAACGGTTATTGAGTTAACGGTAAAACCAGAATCAAATGATGTTGTGCCTGTTAGAAATCAAATATTAGAAATTGATACTGCTAATTCATCAATTACCGTAACTGCTGATACGTTTGTTGGAGGTTCTGCTGACGCTGGTGTAGGATATACAACAACAAGTAGTTACTAATGGCCTCATTTAAAGATAAATTATCCTTACTCATAGAGAAACAAGCTCCCGAGTTTGTTTTATCTGATCACCCTAAATTTTTAGAGTTTGTAAAAACTTATTACACATTTATGGAATCGGCAGAGTTGGCCGTTACAAGTGTAGAGTCAACAGACGGTATTAGACTAGAAACAGAAACAGCACAAGAAAATAATTTAGTATTAGACGCTTCTCGTTTAGATACTGATAGAACACAACTAGACGCTGGTGATAAAATAATTTTAGAAGACTCATCTTTTGGAAAATTTACAAGAGGTGAAATAATAACAGGTGCTACATCAAAAGCTACTGCTACGGTTTTAGCTGAAGATTTAACTAATAGTAGATTGTTTATATCAGCACAAGATAAATTTGTTATGGATGAAATTATAACTGGTGGTACTTCAGGTGCTCAAGCAGTTATTAATAATTACAAACCTAATCCTGTCACAAACATACAAGAGTTGCTAAACTTTCGTGATCCTGACAAAGCCATATCAAACTTTTTAACAAAATTTAGAAATGAGTTTTTAAATACTTTACCTGAAACATTAGCAACTGGTTTAGATAAAAGAAACTTAATTAAAAATGTAAGAACACTTTATAGAACAAAAGGTACTAATAGAGGCCACGAATTATTTTTTAGATTATTATTTAACGAGACTTCAGAAACAATTTATCCTAGAGAACAAATGTTAAGAGCTTCTGATGGTCAGTTTGATACTAAAAAAATTATGAGAGCTATACAATCAACTGCTCAATCTTTAACAGGCGATACAGCAGACTTAATTGGTAGAACAATAACAGGTGAAACTTCAGACGCAACAGCAATTGTAGAAAACGTATTTAAGTTTCAAATTGGTGAAAATTTAGTTACAGAATTTATTTTAAATGAAGATAGTATTTCAGGCACTTTTCAAACAGATGAAGTTGTAAGAGGTAGTGAAGCAGACGAATCAGACATATTCATTAAGGCTACCGTTACAGGAATACCAAATGTTATATCAGTTACAAATGACGGAGCTTTATATACTTCAGGTGAAGCTCTTACAATAACAGGTGGTGGATCAGGCGCTTCAATTAATATTGATGATATAGGTCGTGGAGGTATTACAGATATTTTTATAGACGCCGCTGGTTCTGGTTATGAGATTGGTGATGATTTAGTTTTTACAAATACAGATACAGGTGGTGGCTCTGCTCAGGCAAAAGTTTCACTTGTAAATGGTGGTATTGTTGCTGAAGAAGGCACAACAGGTATGACAGATGGTGAAGATCATTTAGTTTTAGAAGATGAAACACAAAGAGGTGATCCTTACACAGGTAATAAAATTGTACAAGAATCTGGAACAGGCTCAGGTGATATTACAGATATTAGAATTATAAATGGCGGAAATAATTACGGTTCATTACCAACTGCTACCGTCTCAACAGGTAGTGGAGGTTCAAGTGCTACAGTAAAACTTTTTGGTTCAGAAATAGGAAAAGTTCAATCACTAAAAATTATTGAATCTGGTGCTGAACATCAACAATCACCATCTCCACCAACTTTGTCTATGAGAGGAAAATTTATTGTTACAGGTGTTTCAGGAACATTTACAACAAGTGATACTGTTTCAGGCATTAGTGATGATGGTTCAACAAGTGTGTCTGGTACTTTTGTATCTTTAGATAGTGATAGAGGTCTGATGACATTAAGTGGTATGACAGGAAATTTTGGTTCAGGCGTAACAATTACAGGTTCAGAGTCAGAAGCTACAGCAACAGTTAGGGCTGGTAGTTTAGCGACTGCTACAACAACAGTTTCAGCAGTGGCAACAACTTCAGGTACTTTTTTAAATGAAGATGGCCATATTTCAGAAACAACAATGAAAATACAAGATAGTTTATACTATCAGGATTATTCATATGTAATAAAAGTTGGTAGATCAATTGCTGACTGGAGAGATAGTTTTAAAAAGACAATGCACGGTGCTGGTTTTTACTTTACAGGTCAAGTAAACATTGCTACAAGAGTAGATAATAAAATTAGAAGCTTTACAGGTATTAATTCAAGTATTGATTATGATGGCGTGGCGTTAATAATTAATACACTATTCTCTACAATATTTGGTAGAAGATTAGGAACAGAATCAGATGGTACATCATTAAGAGCGAGTCCACAGGCTGGTGTTGATCCAGATTTTAATGATAGTACAAGTGAACACTTTACTACAAATACTAGAGATGTAACTTTAAAACAAGCGGTAAAACTTCAATTTAAGAGTACACCGTCATTAACAGTTAGAGAAAATACTACTAGATTCGGTATTGCTGGTGCTG